CTCAAATGTGGGAAACATACCGGCATAGTTTTCATATATTCTTTTTCTATTTGCGATATAATTCTCTCTAAGAATAAAAACATAATCAATATTTGTTCGAAGTGTCGGTGGAATGCCGAGCGGATATTGCATTGTGATGACTAGCATCACCTTCCAATGTCTCCCGTTCATGAAGAGTAAGCGCATCATTTTATCACGTGTCCACGTCGCATCATATAAGCAGTCATCTAAAATGACGAAGGCTCGTGGGTCAATAGTGCTGCGTTTATAAGTTTCCATCTCTTTCTTAATCTGTTTCAACACTGTACGCTGTCGTTTCAAAATGTTTTCAATAATCGCCGTATTGTATTCATTATGGACGAACAATTTGGGCACCATTTTTGCGTAAAATCCGTTACCTTCTTCAGTTCCCGAAATAACGGTACCAATTGGAATTTCTTGTTGATAAAAAAGTAGATCTCGGACCAAGAAAGATTTACCTGTGTCACGCTTTCCTATTAATACAACGACCGGTCCTTTGTTTTCATTGGGCTTAAAACTAATACTTTTCATGTCAAATTTTTTTAATTCAAGTGTCATATATTATAATATATAAAATTTTAAATACAATAAAAAACGCAATTAATTTCTCTCTTAATGTAGTTTATAATTTGGTATTAAGAGAGAAATCAATTTATAAAAGCGAAAAACACTTTCAAAAAATAATAAGTTAAAAACTCATATAATTTATATATTAAATACCTAATAATGATAAACGTAAATTATCAGAAAAGGAAAAACACAGAACTTTTTAAAAGTTTAGAGAAACCATCATCTTTATTTCTCTCTAAAACTCAAAATTATATACCAATTTATAAAAGATTTTTGGAGTTAAATGACACCAATTACAATAATGTAAATTTGAACCATAAATGGTACATTTCGTCAATAAATGATGATGACAATAATGACGACGATAGCGAAGACTGTGGTTGCAATAAATTATATAATTGCCGTATTAAAAATATAAATAACGCAAATAAAACAAAGGACAAGGATATATTTTTTAAGATGGCTCCCCTCTTAGACCCATTTAAATATCTAATCGGAAAATACCATAATGATGATAAAATTTTAAATTTGCCAAGTATTAATTCAGACGAAAGACATTGTAACAGTAAATTATTGGATTTGAATAATTCGGCATATGTTGATGGTCTATTTTTATTTCTCTCAAGTAATCTTATTTATGAAAATAATTTTCAACATGGAGTAGATTATTATGGCTCTTTTTTAGCTATTAAAAATAATTTCGCATTGAATGTTTGTGACGATATAGATTACTTGAATAATTCTGAGTTTTTTAATAAAAATAAGAATGTGTTATTTAAAGTTGATGATTATGAACATTTATTTCAGTTTAAAAATGAAGACACCAAATTAAAACCACTAAAAATAGAACATAATTTATCTGTAAAGTCAAATATCTCTATTAAATCGTTTGATAATGAAGTATTCGAAGATATGTTTAGTGATGATAACACAATAGTTAATTTAGAAGACCTAAAAGGTAATTATTCTGAGCTAATTGATATAACGAATTCAAGTTTAACAAATGAAAATGACAATAAAGTTACGCTAAAATCAAACTCAACTTGTTCTTCAAGAACATCTTATACAGTTGATGGCGAAACAGAAGACCCAGTTTTAGATCCACTTTTAGGAAAAAATATGCAAAGCGAAGAGCAAAATGACGAAGCAAATGAGTTAGATGAAGTAAATGAGTTAGAAGAAGACGATACACAATGGGAAGACGCAAGCGAATCAAATGCAGCAAGTGAATCAGATGATGACAGTTTCGAAGAAGAAGTGATAAACGCAACTATACCACAATTCCCAGTACAAGTTATTTGTATGGAGTATTGTGAAAATACATTTGACGATTTAATATTATCAAATGATTTAAAGGAAGAAGAGTGGTTTTCCGCTTTTATGCAAATAATAATGATTTTAATAACTTATCAAAAGACTTTTTCTTTTACTCACAATGACTTACATTCAAATAATGTAATGTACAACCACACTGATAAAAAATTTATTTATTATTGTTACAAAAAACAGTACTATAAGGTGCCGACTTTTGGCAGAATATATAAAATCATCGATTTCGGCAGAAGCATTTACAAATTCAATGGCAAACTATTTTGCAGTGACAGTTTCCAAATTGGCAATGATGCCGCCACCCAATATAATACAGAGCCATATTTTAACGACAAGAAACCACGATTGGAACCCAATTTTAGCTTTGATTTGTGTCGACTTGCTTGCTCTATTTTCGATTACGTTGTAGACGATATGTCTGAGGTTAGAGACCTTAGCAAGTGTGACCCTGTTCAGCGTCTTATAGTAGAATGGTGTCACGACGATAAGGGTATTAATATGTTATATAAAAATAATGGACAAGACCGATATCCTGATTTCAAATTGTATAAAATGATTGCTCGATGTGTTCATAATCACACTCCTCAGGCTCAATTGGAACGACGTGAATTTAAGGCGTATGCAAATTTTAAAGGAACTGTGCCAAATGATGTTATAGATATTGACAAAATGCCAGTTTTGGTTTAGATTTTGAGTTTAGATTTTTATTTCATAATTAGTAACTTTTTCATTAATATTATAATTTATACTATTAATGAATGATTTTGGTTTTATTATTACAAGACACGTTAATTCAGAATTAACAAATAAATATTGGAATAATTGTGTTCAATGTTTAAGGCGATTTTACCCTTATAAAAAAATTGTTATCATTGATGATAACAGCAATAAAGACCTTGTTGTTCCTTTCTACAATTATGAGAATATAGAAATTGTTCAATCCGAATTCCCAGGTCGCGGCGAATTGCTTCCTTATTATTATTTTATAAAAAACAAATATTTTGATAATGCGGTCATAATCCACGACAGCGTGTTTTTTCACATTCGCGTCAATTTTGAAAAACTAATTGGTCTTAATGTGCTACCATTATGGTATTTTAATTCCGATAATGAACGCATAAGCAATTCAGCAGAAATTATCGATGTTTTAAACAATTCTACCGAACTCAAAAACAAATTGACATTGAATAACAGAATACTTGGCTTTGATAAATTCAAATGGTTTGGTTGTTTTGGCTCACAATCATTTATAAATCACGATTTTTTATTGAACTTAGAGAGAAAATATAAATTAACAAAATTAACAAGTGTTGTTATTTCCAGAAAAGACAGATGTTGTCTTGAACGTGTATTTGGAGTTATTTTTTTTAGCGAGTACCCATTTATTACTAAAAAAAAGGCACTACTGGGAAATATTTTTATGTATCAAAATTTTAGTAAGTATACATACGAAAATTATGAAAATGATATTAAGAACAATAAATTACCACGACCCATTGTCAAGGTTTGGACCGGTCGATAACAAATTATTTATGGTGATGATTATATTATATATTATATTATATTATATTATAATATATTTATATGAACGAAAATATTGATAACCAAAGTTTGAAAGCTCTTGTTGATTATGTTTCTGAACAACATTTAGATGAGACTTCAAAAAATAAAATTCGTAGTTTTTGTAGCGTTCAAGACCCATTAACAACTACAGTATATAGAGGTCATACAAAATCTCAAATAATTAGACCAAGTATATGGTATTCAACATCTAAAAATATAGCTGTTGCCGCAAAGGAGTTTGCTGGAGGAGATTGTTGCGTATTTACTATCCATTTAATAAACACACCTTGTATTGATGTAAACAGATACATTGGAAAATTGATTGGTACTAAAGCAGAAGAAGAAGAAATTATATTTTTAGGTGGTGGTAAATTTTATAAAAATGAATATTTAACAGAAGAAGGATTTACACCTTTAGGTATTAGAAATGGAAAACAGAATTTTGAAACGTGGTATTCAATTGATACAAGTAGTACTGCTACTGCAAATGCCAGTGCTACTGCTACTTCCAGTAAAAAACAAATTCAACAATATATGTATCAAGATGAATCAAAAGAAAACCAACCAAACCAAACACCCCAACCAAACCAAACAAACAAAGATATAAATCAATTAGCAAATTTAATAGATAAAGATGAGTATGAATTGATTGACACTCCAGACGACATTATATTTCCGAGATATGTTTTAACAGAAGCAGAAAAAAAACAAATTTTTGATATAATTCAAATGAAAAAACAAGCTGCTGAAATGATTGGTGGAAAAAAACGACAAAGGAAAAATACTAAACGAAATAGGAAAAATACTAAACGAAATAGGAAGAATACTAAACGAAATAGGAAAAATAGTAAAAGGCGAAGAAATATTTAATTTAATTTTTTATAAAATAGAAAAAATTAAATTTAAAATCTAAAACTCAGGATTGCCTGTGAAAACTTGAGGAGCACTTATGGCCCCACCTTCTTGGATAATTGGCTTCAATTGACCTAAAATAAAATGACCCATTATAACACTAACATATACTAAAAGTGCGTCACGGATTAAAAATTTTAACGGCTTCGCCTCCTTTTCGATAAAGCGCATTTCAATAAATTTTGCTATAACAAAAATAACAGATATGATTGCTGCTATAATAAATATATTATCCATTTAAAATACTTATTGTATATATTATTTTTCTTTTTACGCAAATTATAAAATATATTTTTTATATTTTTATAATTTTATTCTAAAACCTCAATTTCATCAAGCAATAAATCGGGCAATAAATCCATTTTGGGTTCTTCGATGGATAAAAGACCTAAAGACTCTGGGCTAACTAATTCATCCGATATATTTATTCTAATATTATCATCATCGGAATCATTTGCTTCATCTTGTTTTCTTTGTTCGGCTCTCATATTGCTAATATAATCCAAATTTTCATATGTTTTTGGCACTACAACGCTTTGAACTTTCCCGTCACTGGTAGAAACATAATCAATATCATTAAATCCAACCTTATTAGTAGTAGTAGGTGTTTCTACTTGTTTCTGCGGTTGCTCTTGCTTTTGAGGTTGCTCAATAATCTGCTCTTTAATTTCTTCGACAACATCTTCTTCAATTGTCTCATCCATATACGCCTTTAAAATTGCTTCAACAGGAATACTCTCTCTTAGTGTGTTTAAAATACATTCTTGTACAATGATTTCTAACTCTCTATGATTCTTTTGAATGTTTAAAGGTGGAATATTGATTTCAAATAAATAAACATTTTTATACACTTTGCGTGCGACATTTATGTATGTCTTGTGAACAAAATCATCCAACTTTGGCACCTTAATATCGACCTTCTTCTGTTTTTGTCCTACACGCATAGCAGTGAGAATTTTCAATTGAATAATATGAACACAAGTCACCAAATCTTCTAAATAAGAACATCCTGATTTTTCGCAAATTCTTTTGCGCTCTGTTTCAATAATTGTTTGATTCCATTTGGGAATTCTCGAAATAAAATTTTGAAATGTCATTAAATACTTGTCCATTTCACCATTGTCCTTACACAATTTTATGGCTTCGTCTAAAATAGACTTGTAGCCATCGATAATTAGCGGCGTCAAAATGGTAATAAGACGGGCACCCCATTCATTCTTCGATTCATGAAGCGAACTTACGTTAAAATCATCCATAATTACTAAATAGTTGTTTTATATTTTATTTTTTTAAACTAATTATAAAATAAAATAAATAATTAATGTCTTCTTCTTTTAGTTTTTCTTTCTTTCCTCTTTTTATTTGAAGATTTTCTTTTAATTTTACGACGTCTTTTGGTTCCACTACCACTAAAAAATTTTCTAACACTTTGAAAACAAGTAGCAGTTTTGGCTTCATTCTTTGGTCTTTCTACAAAAAATTTAAGTGGGTCTGAGGGGTATCCGACATCTTTAAATGTTGGTAGGTGTGAATAAGTCTCGTTTACTTGTGTTATTGGAACATTTGTTATGTTGTCTGTTCCATCTTCAGCCTTTTTCCAAACTATAACCTCATAATCAGGTCCACTTTTTTGGTATTCATAGTTTTTTGCTTGTCCAAAAAGTGTCGCATTTTCCAATTCACCATTTAAAGAAACAAACAAATAATCTTCTGATTCCACGTTTGTGTTTCTACAATATTTAAGAGGTGACTTCCAGTTAGTAATTGGAAAATAACTATAATCATTTGTATTTATTGGGGAACCGTATGCTCTTTTTTCATGTTGATTGATAGATGTTTGTGTTTGTTGTAATGGTGAATATCCCTCTGACATTTATATTATATCTTTATAAAATTTACATTTATAAAATAAAAATTGATATTTTCTAAAGATATTAATGTCTTCTTCTTTTAGTTTTTCCGGATTTTCTTGATTTTTTAGACCTTTTTGGTTTTCTTCTTTTATTTGAAGTTGTTCTTCGTGTTTTACCACCTCTGCTTCCACGTATAGTTTCTTTCAAAACTCTATCTAATATATCCCATAACATGTCTTTTCTTTCTTCATTCGTTACTTTAAAATTACTTATAATAAACTTTATTATACCATCATTAAAATTAGTACCATAAAATCTTTCATCCGCACGATAGGATGGCATATATGGATCAGATGATCCGAGCGGTGGTAAAAAATACATAGAAAAAACATTTGCCAACCAGTCCCCTCCCACATCAAATAATCGAGTATTATCCCTTTCGCCAACAAAAGTATTTCTAATAAACCTATTAAACTCATCATCGGTTTTTAAATTGGTATAAAACTTTCTCCTAAGGTCTTGATTTATAGGAGTTCGTTCTCCATTGACTTTTTTAAAGAAATATTCTTCAAACAACCGTGATGTAGAAGCGTGTTTCTCTTCTGGGCTTAAAAAATCTGTTAGTTCAACGTCTCCCATTATATATATAACAATATTTTTACATAAAACTGATATTTTCTAAAGACAATTCTGAGCTTAAAAAAACAAAGTTTAAAATAAACAATATCAACAGTTTCTCATTTCTAAATTCCTTTCGCACACGGTTAAAAGCAATTAGCAATTCATATCGTTTTTCCACGGAAAGCGACGTTTCTAAAAACTTGTGATTCTCCAACAACTGAATTATATCTAAACCACTATATCCTTTTTCATACAATTTTGAACAAAGCCCCATCAGCTTATCAATCGTTATTTTTTTATTTACCGTTTTCAATAACTCCTTCTTCAATGCTTCTAATCGCGCCGTTTTTACGTCCTTCATATTAAATAAATTATTCAAATTGTATTTATACAAGTTAACAATGGCGCCATTTATAACCGGCTCAGGCACATAAATTTCACAAAATCGCGACAATATTGGCTTCATCAAATTATATTTGTCTTCCGCAACAATAAAAAATCGCGTATTATGACTAAAAAGCTCAATACATCTACGTAGCGCGGATTGCGCATCCATCGTCAATTTATCCGCGTTTAATAAGACGATGCTTTTAAAAGTATTGCCGCTGTTTGAATTAATATGAGTCTTTGCAAAGAATTTCAGCTCATCTCTAATGAACTTGATGCCTTTGCCATGCGAACAATTCACATACATCACAAATGCTTTTATTTTCTCTCTATCGTTATCATAAATTTTGTGTATAAACTCGCTCACAATTGTTCGTTTTCCACTACCGGTGGTACCGTGAAAAAGCAAATTGGGGATTTTATGACTGGAATAAAAAAAATCCAATTTATCCTTTATATTTTGATGAATGTTTAACATAAATGTGATTACTATATTTGAGTGAGTGTTTTTATATTTTAATATAACGTAATTAATATTTTTATTTTTTGTTTGTTTTTGTTTTATGAAAATAAACTTAAAAACATTTATGAAACCAATATAAACATATATTTTTATATATTTTTATATAATTAAAATGAAGATACCTCAACATATTTTTTGTCAATGTATGAAACCGTGGAGTATTTGTGTAAGTAAGAAAAATAGTTATAAATTGGATGTTAGAGATCTGATTGACATATATTCATTAAAACCAATTTTAAATGTTGGAAAAGGTAATATAATCCATACAAAATTCAATGTAAATTATGATTTTGTGAATAAAAAATGGATGAGTGAAAAGTTTAAATGTAGGTTTCTTGAAGACAAGTCGCGAACACTTTAATAAATTGTCCTTTGATTCGTTTTATACAGATGTCGTTAGCGAATGTGTGTAAGGATTACTTCTAAAAGCGTTCAAAATGTCCGGCTGAATGCGGTCACAACCAGCGCACTCATTGTAATATTGTGGCACATTAATCGCGCCATATGTTTGTGTCGATGGTGGCAATGGTGTCACCGATATTGCCGGATTTACTCGGCCTGCAAATCGGTCGCTATCACTCTTAATAGTGGTCAAATTCATTTGCTGGTTAAAGATTTGCGTTCCACCTTGGTTAGGTCGATTATTAACAGTCGACGATTTAATATCGTTATTATGTTGATTGTAAGCTGCTGAATAGCTCATGTCACCGTAAGCAGTAGCCGCACCACCAGACGTGCCAATATAACTACAACTTGTACTATCTCTTTGTGTTGCTTCACCTGGCATTGCATTATTAACATACATACCCTCTTTTTGGTTATTAATGTTAAATGTTGGCGCATACAATGTTGTCTCTTTGACAGTTGTCGTTGTTGCATCATTTGGATTATAAACATAACCTTTGGGTACAGCAGGAGCAGCTTCGCCATAAATACGGAGATTGTGTATAGTTTCGTCCTTGCGGGTAGGTCTAAACATATCCATTATAGGAGCAATAACCGCACCAACAGCGCCACTAAATCCGCTTCTATGTGTCTCCGGTTGTCTCATAGTAGACCTATTATTTTCGTAATTTGTGTGACTGCGCAAAAAATTATCAGCATCCGTGCTGGGACCGCGGCGCTGAGCTGACGAGTGATTGACACCACAAGTCATAGACTCTTGACGCTTACTCTTTTCGAAATTTTCAGGAGCATAAGCCGCTTTTCTATCTGCCGCCCCAGCAGGACCCATATAGTCCGTCACAATATCATTACGTCTAATGATTCCCATTTCCTGAATAGATCTCAATGTCTCACCCTTCTCAGCGCCGGTCGTGGTTAGCCAACGGTCTTGAGTATTGATAAAAAATGTATCCGGTCTCTGTTTTTCTACACGACCCATGGTTTCAGTCGTCGCAGCGTTCTTAATATAAGAGTTTGCAGGACCTTCGTGGTTCGTCAACTCGTACTCCAATTTGGGATTGGTCGCCACTCTCATTTGGTCAACAGTATAAGGTAACCATTTGTCGCGCGCCTCCATTCCCGAATTGTAACCACCTGTACCGTTTACACTATTATAACCTTTGTCAAGACCAGGACCAACCATAACACTGTCAAATGGTTTGATATTATTATTTTTCATACCAGGATTCACGCGTGATTGGTAAAAATCACTGTTATTTGGCGCTCCATAAGCCCATTGCATATTATCTTCTGGCTTGAATAGTGGCGCTTGTTCTATTTTCTTGATGGTTTGAGAGCCAGAACCAATCATATTATCTAAAACTGATTCCGCAATATTAACATCATAAGTGTTGCCTTTTACTTTACCACCGTTAAAAGGCACCATATTATTGTGTTTAAATTGCTCTGAATCTAAATAATTACCAGTCATCGAATAAATTTGCTGGGGATTTTGTCCAACGGAGACATTATTTCTTACTTTTTGTTGATACAAATTTTGGTCAAAATACTTATCTGTTGCCGCATTTGGGTTTTGATATTCTTGAACTGTATCGACTAATTGATTTATATTTGAAACCGGAAAATTCTGGGGAGGAGTATTTGTGTTTGGTAAATAATTACGATTTGCGCCCATACTTGTAAAATTCTCTTGACTTATTTTTTGAGTTTTTCCTTTTTCAGTATCGCACGATTTTGATGGTGTTTGATTTGATACTATATACATACCACCTAATGCTATTAAAGGGATTGCTAATTCCATTATTATATATATAAAGTATTATATTTTTTAATTTTATACTGAGAGAAAGATATTAATAATAATCTAAATAATGTTATCAGGTTATTATTTCTTTTTATTTATTTTATCTATCTATTATTCCATTTATCTATTATTCCATTTACCTATTATTCCATTTATGCTCTCTTCGCTGATGCACAAGAATTTGTTTGCGCACAGGTAGTCGGCCCCGCTACATAACCACCTCTAATCAAATTATAGCTCGCCGGCAAATAATTATTCGATTCGTTAATCACACAATCTCTCTTTGGTGTAAAATAATCTTTTTCTAAAATTCGCGTATTTAGATTATTTTGAAAAGGCATACAAGTGTTTTCTTGAGGATTTAAAGGAGGATAGTACCAGTCGGTTTGCTCTACGTCACGATACCACCAAGCCGGATTTGTTGCTCTTGATTGGTCGGTAAACAAATTATTACAAGTCGGGTATTTTATAGCCTCATTGCTGACATTGTAATTTTTATATTCATCTTTTCCTAAACAATCACGGCTTAAGGGCTTACTGACACCTCGCAATTCGCTTTCTAAATTAATTGTATTTGTCCTTAAATTCGCGCCCCATTTTTGGATAATGATTTGAGGGTCTTCTATGTAACAAGGATCCGCACCATTACCAGGCACATTTAATATCCATCGGCCTGGGTCTGTCTGTTGTTGTAACCTTTTCATTGTTCTACAATCGTCATAATTAAATCTGGTATTTGCCATAGTAATATAATATACCATTAGAAAAAGTTTTTTTTAGCGAAGCAAAAGGTCAAGCGAATTGTGAAGCAAAAAGAAAGGCTTAAAACTTCTCTTAAGATACTACATAATAAGATTTTTATTTAACCCAGCATTACACTCCAATAGTGGTTTGATCCCGACGGCCCATTTGTAATATAAGTTAAAGTATATCTTGCGGTTGTAAATCCTGGAAGAGCAGATATTGTCAAAACATTTCCACTTTGAATAAACTGTTTGGCGTCAGCTGAAGTTATATTGATAGAGCCTGAACTACAATTTTGAATATAACAAAACCAACCATCTCTGCGAGGAACAATCGCTAATGGATTAAAATAATTTATTACTGCCTTAAATTCTAAATCCACATTAGTTGAAATAAAATTACAAGAAACATCCACTTGTGTTGATAGTATTGTAACGCTTTCTTCATCTGTTCTCGCCATTTGTCCCATATTAGAAGTCAAATATTCCCTACCAAAATCAAATAAAACTGTAGAACTATTACCTAACCCATTTATGTCTCCAAACTGAACTACTCCATTAACTGAATTAAGAAATATTTGTTTACTACTATCAATTAAATTAATAGTGGTCTTATTAAAACCCGCAAAAGTATCACCAACATTAAAATATCCACCTTTAGAATTTAAATCTATTCCAGCACCAGTACCAGCACCAATACTAACAGCACCAGTAGCTCCAGTAGTTAGTAAATTAATATTGTTGGTCGCACTAACTGAAAAATCAACTTGTGAATTCAAGTTCATATTATTATTTGAAGCAAGAGTCAAACTATGGGTTGAATTAATTGCCATATCATAGGTACTACCAATAGTAGCAACAAAAGGAGTAGCAGTAGAGCTAAATGTTAAGAATTGTTGGTCTAAAACAACACTATTACCAATACCAGGACCAGTTGAAATAGTCATAGAACTATTATTAATTGTATTTCTGATTTCAGTTGCCGGACTTGCTCCATCGGACAATATTATTTGATTTGTTGTGTCTGGTCTTATTGCTATATAGGCTGTACTAGGAGGATTATCCATATAAATATGTTCTGAACGCAAAGCATTTCCATTTACACTATCTACCCATAAAGGATTAATAAAACCTTGTGGTCCGTTTGTTTGTGGTGTTAAAGCTAAATAGATTGGGTCAATTCCACCAGTCACTAATAAATTACCATATATAAGCACATCTTGTCCTGTAATACCGATACCAGTGTATCCAGCAGTGCCTCCTGCTCCATATCCATTCATTGGTATCCATTGACTGACACCTGTTGCTCCTTGTGCACCTGTTACTCCTGTTGCTCCTACAGCACCTGTTACTCCTGTCAGACCTACTGCTCCTGTTACTCCTGTTGCTCCTACAGCACCAGTTACTCCTGTTGCTCCTACAGCACCAGTTACTCCTGTTAGACCATCAGCACCTGTTACTCCTGTTGCTCCTACAGCACCAGTTACTCCTGTTAGACCATCAGCACCTGTTACTCCTGTTGCTCCTACAGCACCTGTTACTCCTGTTGCTCCTACAGCACCTGTTACTCCTGTCAGACCATCAGCACCTGTTACTCCTGTTGCTCCTACAGCACCAGTTACTCCTGTTGCTCCTACTGCACCAGTTACTCCTGTTAGACCATCAGCACCTGTTACTCCTGTTGCTCCTACAGCACCTGTTACTCCTGTTGCTCCTACAGCACCTGTTACTCCTGTTAGACCTACTGCTCCTGTTACTCCTGTTGCTCCTACAGGTCCTGTTGGTCCTTGAACAAAAATTGGTGTTATAAAATTTATATGACTATATTGTGTGTTGGATTGGTAAATAATGTTCACTATTCCAGTTACAGTAAATTCTAAATCAATATATCTATTTGTTGTTGTATTAAAAGTAACAGGGGGTGTGTTGATTATACCAAGTAATATATATGGTCCTGCTACTCCAACAGTAACAGTATTACTATCTTGAGCAATTGTAGCACCAAGTTCATCTGTAATATTTGTGATTGTTATTGTTCCTGCTCCAGACGCATATATAACACTTTGATATGTTCCTCCAGAAATTGTAAAGGGTGTTGTGACATAAGGTTCTAATCTCCATTTCTCTAATAGTGGACTTGGTGTTACAGTTGTAGTAGTTCCGCCAATAACCCTTTGTAGTGGAAATGTTCCTGCTGGAAATCCTACTTGAGTAGGTGGTACAGTATAATTATAATATAATATTAACCCAGCTCCACCGGCTACACCTTCAGCTCCTTGTGGTCCTGTTGCGCCTTGTGGTCCTGTTACACCAGGCGTTCCTGATGCACCTTGGGGTCCTGCGCATCCTCGTCCAGTAGCGCCTTGTGCTCCTGTGGCTCCTGTTGCTCCTTGGTATCCCATCGGTCCCACAGCAGCGGCTCCTTGAGAACCTTGCGGACCCTGAGGTCCTTGTACTTTTAAATCACAGCATCTTTTCGCTCCTAAATATTGCAAATAATTTCTTGACATTAATATATATATATAATACTTTTTTATTTAAGTATAAAAAAGTATAAAAAAAGTATTTACAAAGTTATAAAAAACAAAAATATATAATTTTTATTTCAAAAATTATGATTCTATAGATAGTGAAAAATTAGTAAATCCTGGATTATAATATGAATCGCTAACTACATCAATTTTATTACTTAATCCACTTCCATATTTATTTAGTGTAATTGGAGCAGTCATATTAACCCAACCTTCAGCATTGTTCCAAGCCACACCAAAACCGGCTGCTGAAAAAATAGCTACACCAATTCCAGTCCAATTAATACCATCAGATGAGTAAGCTATTGTATTTATTCCTCTTCCAACAGCAACCCATCTTATTCCATTCCAAGTGATTCCATAACCGGCTGCTGAAAAAATACTTAAACTTGAAACAACCGGTGTCCAAGTAATACCATCAAGCGAGTAAGCTATTGTATCTGCTGCGCCTTCACCAACAGCAACCCATAATGTCTTATTCCATGCTACTCCGTTACCCTGTACTGTAAAAATAACATTTCCAAGTCCCGTCCAATTAATACCATCAAGTGAGTTAGCAATTGTATCTGTTGCGCCTCTTCCAACAGTAACCCATAATGTGCCATTCCAAGCCACACCTAAACCAGCAGTTGAAAAAATAGTTGTACCAATTCCTGTCCAATTAATACCATCAGATGAGTAAGCAATTGAATTTGTTCCATCACCTACTGCGACCCATAAACCTGCGCCCGAACCATTTTGGCCATACGCAACACCATATCCAGCTGTTGTAAAAATAGTAGTTCCTTGACCAATCCAAGTAATACCATCGGTTGAAGTAGCAATTGAATTTGGTCCATCACCTACCGCAACCCATAATGTCCCATTCCATGCTACTCCACGTCCAATTGTAAAAATACTTGTTCCTTGTCCAATCCAAGTAATACCATCGGTTGAAGTAGCAATTGAATTTGTTCCATCACCTACCGCAACCCATAATGTCCCATTCCAAGCCACGCCATATCCAGCTGATGAAAAAATACTTGTACTTAAAACAACAGGTGTCCAAGCAATGCCATTAGACGAGTAAGCAATTGAATTTGTTCCTACTCCAACGGCAACTGTACGTGTTGGTGGAAAAACAATAGTATTTGGACGTTTATTATTAAATGCTACACCAGCTCCAACGCCACCACCACTTGCAGCACTCGCAAAAATATTAAAGCCCAAGCCGGTCCAATTAATACCATCTGCTGAGTAAGCAATACTATTATTATTAGATGTATCAGGTTCTCCTATAGCAACCCATTTTGACCCATTCCAAGAAATAGCGTAACCAAAACTATTAAAGATTGTAAGTCCAAGACCTATCCAATTAATACCATCATATGAATAAGCTATTGTGCTTGTTCCAGAACCAGCATATCCTACAACAACCCATAATGTTCCATTCCAAGCTACTCCTAACGCAGCTTGTATAATACTTGAACTTGTAGCAACGCCTGTCCAAATTATTCCGTCTGAAGAATAAGCGATACTATCACCTGCACCTGCAAATCCACCAACAGCAACCCATAATTTCCCATTCCAAGCAACTCCTCTACCATTGTTACCTGAAAAAATAATAAGGCCAAGACCTGTCCAAGTAATACCATCATATGAGTAAGCAATTGAATTTGTTCCTAAACCTACAGCAACCCACATTAGTCCATTCCATGCTACTCCACGTGCAGCAGTAGAAAAAATTGAAGAAACAGGAGTCCAAGTAATTCCATCAGGAGATGTAGTAATAGTAGTAAGTATACCACCAGTTACAGCACTTGTTATAACCCATAATTTTCCATTCCACGCCACTCCATGTCCAGGACCAATAATAGTAGTACTTGAAGGAATAGGAGTCCAATTAATTCCATTAGGTGAAGTGGCAATTGTATTTGTTGCTGACCCCACAGCAACCCAAAGCGTTCCATTCCAGGCTACACCACCGCCATAACTGCTAAAAATAGTCGTTCCAAGACCAGTCCAAGTAATACCATCAGCAGAGTAAGCAATTGTATTTGTTGTAGGTCCAGGTGGGGCACCATTTGCTGTATTCACCGCAACCCACTGATTTGGAATACTCTGTCCAAATGTATAAACTTGTTCTATAGTAGTCCAATTATCTAATTCGGCATTTACGCCACTTTGATTAATAGTTGTTGTTGCTGTTTTACTATAATTAAATGATTGTTTGAAAGCAGTAGGGTCTGTTACACTTATATTAAACTGGGTTACAAGAGGTGACGGAGAACCTGTGGCGCCTTGTGCTCCTGTTAGACCTGCGGCACCTGTTACTCCTGTTACACCTGCGGCACCTGTTACTCCTGTTACACCTGCGGCACCTGTTACTCCTGTTACACCTGCGGCACCTGTTA